ACAACGAAAAACGCCTGATTCAATCTGCAATGGGAGTACTTGCTGACAACGTAGCAAACGACTCTGGCGACATGGTTATTAGTATTGCTACTGATGCCGTTGGAGCTGTTACAGCGGCTGAAACAATTAGCGGAAATGCTGTTATTGACACACTCGGGACGCTTGGCGATTCTGACGATGCGATTGGCGTAATTGCGGTACATTCAACAGTTAGAGATAGCTTACGTAAGCAAGATTTAATAGCTTTTGTTAGAAATAGCGAAGGTGTTTTAGTTGGCGAAGCGTATTTAGGCAAAACATTAGTTGTTGATGACTCACTTCCAGCTGTTGCAGGGGTAAATAGAATCACCTATACATCTATTCTCTTCGGCGCTGGCGCATTCGGCAATGGCGAGGGCAATGTGAATATGCCTAGCGAAACAATTCGGGTCCCCGGTGCTGGCAATGGTGGCGGCGAAGAAGTGTTACATTCAAGGCGTTCAGACATCATTCAGCCCGTAGGTATGGACTTTTTGTCCGCTGCTATTGCTGGACAATCTGCCGATCAAGCAGAATTAGCATTACCAGCAAATTGGAATAGAGAATTCGCTCGAAAGCAAATTCCTCTTGCATTTTTGCAAACTAACGCATAACCAACAATGGCGGGTAATTCCGCCATTTAATTTGAGGAAATTGCTATGAGTGACAAAAAAGAAGTTAAAGCTAAAAAAGAAGTTAAAACTAAGAAAGCCAAAGATAATAAATTTGGCGTACCTATCGGCGTACAACTAACACATGCACAAATACACGCAATGAAAAATAAGAAGCAAAAAAACGTCGAAAAGGATGAATAGTGCTAATTGTTGAAACAGGCGCGGTCATTGCTAATGCCAACTCTTATGTAACTGATGCAGAATACATATTATATGCGGGAGCTAGAGGCCTTGAGTTTGGATGCAATGAAACGGAAAGAAGCATTGAATTAATTAAGTCAATGGATTATTTGCTCGGAAAAGAGCCAAACATGAAAGGCTTAAGAACAGACGATAATTCGCCACTCCCTTATCCTCGCCAATCAGTTTACATTCGAGGTAGCCTACTAGATAAAAATACTATCCCACAAGAACTTAAAAACGCGCAAATGGAGGGCGCTGTTTTGGCTGGCAAGTTTGATTTGGTGATTAATGGCGCGCAAAGTGGCGCGCAAAGCAATGTACAGCGGCAAAAGCTTGACACGTTAGAGGCTGAGTTTTTTAGCGGCGGAAGCTGGGAAACAATTCGCCTTGATAGTGTTGATTTACACTTAAAGCCATTGTTAAACAGCTATAACGGGGCATTGGTGAGAGTATAATGCCCTTAAGCGCTGGAACATTTAAAAGAATGGCTGACAAGCTTGTAACTAAGGATTTTGGAGCGTTTCAAAAGCCGTTAGTAATTAAAACTGCTGATCCCGTTTCATACGGCTCTGATCAAACATATTCAGAAGAGTCAGGAACCGCAATAGAAATAAGCATTAGTGAAAAGCAGTTCTCTGGCAAGTTAATCGAGATTGGAGACATAAGGGTCGTAACAAACGCTAATCAATGGACATCCATCCCTACTGTCGATGATACGTCAGTTAATTTCGATAACAATGAATATAACGTTTTGCTTGTAAAAAAAGACGCGGATAATGCGGCATACTTTATAACGATGAGAAGAAAATGAATTTAATAGAGGAGTTAAAGCTAGAAATAGATAAAGAGGCAAGAGCTTTAACATTTAATCTTTTAAGGTTGTTAGTTTTAGCCACGCCGGTAGATACTGGTAGGGCTAGGGGAAATTGGCAAGTGTCTTCGCGAACTCCAAGAAATACAGTACTTAACGTCACTGACAGAAGCGGCGGCATATCAATATCTAGAGCATTGTCGGGACTTGATCGATTATCTAGACGATATTGGATAACAAATAATTTAGATTATATTGAAGATTTAAACAGGGGGACATCTCAGCAAGCACCGGTGAGATTTGTTGAGACAGCAATAACAAGAGTTTTAAATGCCCGCTAATCCCTCAACAACAAACGCACACAATCGATTGATTAGTGAGCTGATAGCAAATTTGCCACCAGGATTTAACGTTGGATCTAACAGCAATGTCAAGCTGCCGAACAGAGCATTTGACACGCCGAATAACTCAAAATGGTTAAGGGCAACAGTTATTGTCCAAGATTCAAACAATGTTCAAGCGGGCGGTTTTTGGAAAAGATATGACGGGATATTTGTTATTGATAGCTTTTATCCTGTGGGCACAAACGATTTAGAACAATTGGCAGAGGCCGAAGTCATTGCCGCAATTTTTGAAGATGTCGAGCTTGACGGGGTTAAATGCCAAGACGTTTTAATAGATATAAACAACACAGATAGCGCATGGTATAATGTGCAAATAACAGTAGACTTCTTTTTCGAGGGTAAAAAAAATGAATGAACGACTATTATCAGGCAATGACTTTGGGGTTTATTTGTCAAAACAAACGGCGAAAGGCGCAATTGATGCTAATCCAGTATTTACACCGTATCGGCGAACAGAAGGAAAACTAAGAAAAAACGTTTCCTATGTTCAATCATCGGAAGTGAAAACAAATAGGCAGGCGCGGCAAAACGTCAAAGATAACACAGATTTTTCGGCCGAAATTTCTTCCGAATTTACAAAGCAAACAGTATCGTTTTTGAATGATGCCATTCAGGGTGTAGAAACTGTAGTTTCCAACACTTCTGTGAATATTGCTGCAGACGCCAACGGCTTTGTTGCATCAGCGGGAACGCCGTTTTCTGGAATGTCGGTTGGTGACTACGTTTTCGTTTCTGGATTTTCAGATGCCGCACTAAACAGAAATTATTTAATATCGGCGGTCAACAGTGCTCTTGATATTGAGACATCGCCTGTTCCAACTGCGACAGAGGTCGAAGGTGCTAGCGTCACAGTCGGCTCAAATAGAACAACATCCGCATCAACTATTCCATATTTTACTGCTCAAACTCGCATGACCGACACGAGCAAAGTGTTAAACACTGATTATCAAACGTTTTTCGACGTGCAAATCAATACAGCGTCTTTTGAAATAGGTGAAAGTGGCACTGTAACTGGATCGGTTGCGATGGTCGCTGAGGAGTTGGTCGTTGGGACCGGCATTGTTTCCGGACAAACGGATGCCCCAGCCGACGTATCATCACCGTTGTCTGCTGTTAATGACGTAGTAAGAATATGGGTGAACGGTATTGATTCAGATTGCATTGTAAAATCTTCTGGGTTTGAGTTTTCAAACAACATGCAAGAAGATAGGGCGGCTGCCTGCGATGGTGCTTTATACGCCAATGGCGATGTAACCTTATCAGGCGCATTATCTGCTCGGCTCCCAATCGATTTATCAACCGTATGGCGCGATAGATACCTCGACGGCACTTTAATATCATTGGCTTTTGAGTTAAATCACGGCGGAGGAGAATTTACTATTATCGAAATACCTCAAGCCGTTATTACAGAGCATCAAATACCTGACACCACCAGCGTTGTTGCCAACTCTGAAATGACATATGTAGCCGAAGAAGATTCGCGCGGATTTACGGCGGTAGTATATCGTAACTGGGTATGAGTCTAGACTTATACAGAGAAGATCCAGACAAGCAATCGTCTGGATCGCCTTGCTACATTTCTGAGATGATATTTAATGTTGCACGTATTGGAACGAAAAAAGCTCAACTTCAAATCGCAGAAATTAAAGAAAAGCTCTATGGTTTTTTTCCTAACCCAAAAATCATCGATGAAAACGAGGTCTTCGCAAACTGGCTTGCATACGACGGGATCACAGGATGGGATAACGTCAAAGACGATGAAAACGGAGAAGATCTAGAATTTAGTCGAAGTGTGGCTAGAATGTTATTTTTAAACAAATCGTATTGGTTAAGCTTAAACCAGATTTTAATCTCGCACGCTGCGAACTATGAAAATTATCTCAACGATCAACTGTATGAGGACGTAGAAAAAGCAAAAAAGCTTTAAGCTGGTACGCTGATTTCAAAGACGATGAGACAGCCCGCCAGCAATGTAAAGCACTCAATATTGACTATGACAAAGAAAAGCCAAACTTGACCGGTAAAATAAGAGAGCTATATATTGCATTTTGCCGGTTAAACCGAAGAAGAATTGAACACAACCCATTACAAAAATCTGATATAATCGAAGAAGTTGAGCATTTGCCCGATTTAGACAAATCGGAGGTTGTCAAAATAATGTCTTTAGAAAAGACAATCAGAATAAACGTCGACCAATCAGGCGCAATAAACAAAATAAATGCGCTAGATAAATCGGTCAATCGCTTAGACTCAACAGCAAAACAATCAAGCAACTCTTTTGGAGCGTTAAGAGCGTCAGTGGTCGCAGTTGCAGCCGCATTGCAGGTTAGAGTAATAGCTCAATATTCTGACGCATGGAAAAGCGTTAATAATTCGCTAAGAACATCTATAACATCGACTCAAAGCCTTGAAAAGGCGCAATCAGACGTATTAAGAATAGCTCAAGAATCTAGATCACCGCTGCAAGCTGTAGCCAAACTATACGGCGGCATTTCGGCGGCATCAAACGAGCTAGGCGTTAGCCAACAAGACGTTGCAAAGTTTACAGAGCTGGCATCAAAAGCAATATCAGTGCAAGGCTCAAGCGCGGGCGAATCAGCTGGCGCATTATTGCAGCTAAGGCAAGCAATCGGCGGAACGGTTATACAAGCTCAGGAATTTAACTCTTTAATCGATGGTGCGAGGCCATTGTTAGAAGCAGTTGCAGCCGGTAGTGATAGATTTGGCGGCTCTGTCAACAAATTAAGAGAAGAGGTAAGAAAAGGAACTGTAACGTCGAAAGAGTTTTTTGATGCGGCTTTAGTTGGATCTAAAATAATAGATGAGAGGTTTAACAAGTCAGTTGCAACGCTATCTCAAAGCTTAACTATCGCTACGGTAATGGGGACAACCGCAGATGCCGTTATATTTTTATCTGAAAACCTCGATAAAGTTATAATAGCGGGCCTTTCATTTGCGGGGGTTTTTGGTGGTAAAATGCTCATATCTTTAGCTCTTTCGACAGCAGAAAAAGCAAAGAATACAGTAGCATCAATTACATTGGCTAGAGCTGAGAGGGCTGCGGCTATATCGGCTCTATCAGTAGCAAAGTCCGAGCAATCGGCAACTGTAGCAATGTTTAACGCATCGACAGGCTCAACGAAGGCATCAATAGCATCTAATCAGCTTGCAGCAGCAAATGCAAGACTGGCAGCTAGTGCGTTGGCTGCTGCGGAAGCTGAGGTTGCATTAGGCGCGGCTACAAAAATCGGAGGCTTAGCGTTATTGGGCGGACCATTAGGAATTGCATTTTTGGCAGCTGGTGCAATATCGGCTTTTGCAATAAGTGCGACTGATGCTAGAACGCCGACAGAAAAGCTAGCCGAGCAGGTTGATAATCTAGCTCAAAGCTTTAACAATTTATCATCTGAGCAAATCGCCCCTAAGCTGTCAAATGCAACGTTGGAAGTTAACAAGCTTAGTCAAGAGTTATTAAAAGCAGAAAGCAAACTGAAAGACATTTCATCAGGTGCGTTTTCTTTTGCTGATATTACTGGTGAAGTTGCAACGTTAAAACTAGAAATCAAGCGATTAAGAGAAGAAGAAGAAAAAGCAATAATTACCCGTGATGCGTTATTCAAAGTCGGAATAGATGCGGGAAGAACTCCGCAATCTGGCGAAACCCAATCACCAAAAAATGCTGAAGATAAATCATTTACGAATAATGAAGCGTTTAAAACATCATCACTTAAGAATCAATTGACAGAACGCAGGGCAATCCAGCAAGCGTTTAACGAATTATTGTTACAAGATTTCCAAAGTACAGCCGATGAGGAGCGCGCGATAGCTGAATTTTCTCGACGCTCTGGATTGTTGGTGCTTGAAACGTCAATATCTGACTCTGTTAGCAGTTTTGAAAAGAGACGAAAAGCAATTTTAGATAATGTAAAACTAAGCGATGATGAGCAGAAAACGCTAGTTGCAGAGCTTAGAGAGCAAGAGTTGATCCAGACAGAATTGTTTGAAATACAGCGAGCCAAAATCATTCAAGATGCCGCATCAAAAAATAAGGAAATTGACGAACAAGAAGGTTTAAACGTATTCATTAACGGTGAGATACAAAAAACAGACGCATTATCAATACAATTAACTGAGCGTAGAGCTGTACAACAAGCATTTAACGAATTGCTATTACAAGATTTTCAGACCTTGGCCGACGAGGAGCGCGCGATAGCTGAATTCTCAAGACAGTCAGAGGCCGCAGGACTAAAGACGGAAATACAAACATCATCAATAAACTTTGAACGGCGAAGAGAAGAAATATTGTTAAATGCTCAATTGGATGCCGATGCTAAAAGCGAATTAGTAGCAGAGCTTAGAGCGCAAGAGTTAATCCAAACAGAATTGTTTGAAATAAGGAATAATGAAATATCACAAAATGCAGCTGACGAAAGAGCTAGAATAGCGGATGAAGAAGCGCGTTTAAAGATGCAAATAGTTACAGGCAATGCTAACGCCATTTTAGGCGCAATATCAGCACTGGGTAAAAATTCAGTTAAAATACAAAAAGGTGTAGCGCTAGCCAGTGCTGGGATAGCCATTGCTACGGGTATAGCTAGGGCTAATGAGCTGGGATTCCCAGCCGCAATAGGAGAAATAGCTAGAGTTGTGGCAGTTGGCGCAAGTGTTTTCAGCACGATAAAAGGAACAAATGTTGGTTCGTCTCAAAGTGTTAGCGCTTCTGGTGGTGGCAGTGGTGGCGGAGTCTCTAGCGCAAGGCAAGAACCAGTAACACAATCTAATGTGATTGAGTTTAGAGGACTTTCAGAAGTTGCCGAGGAGCTTAAAAATCTAGATCCCGGAGAAGTTTTACCGGTAGAGTTTACTCAAAGAATTGTATCAAGTCTCGACGAATTCAATAGGCTGTCATAATGAGCCTAGAAGCTAGAATTGCCTACGATAATCAATCAAAAACCGCTGGGTCTATTATCGCAACAGATAACAAATCTGGCATAGCATTTCTATCTGACAACATGACAACGCTAAAATGGAGACCATTAGTTTTAGTTTCAAATATTAGATATTCTGGGTTTTTCCTTGACGTTGATTATGTTGGAATAGCCGGCGTAAACTGGGAAGGCGCGGGGGCAACATTATCAGTTAAAGACAATGATGGTGTTGAGCTAGCATTATTCACAGGTTTGGCAGATAATCAACCGGCCTTTGCTATTATTGAAAGAAAAACCCAATCGGCTATTAACTTTGATTTTACGTGCTTACAAACAACACTAGAAGTTGGTGAGATTTACTTTGGCCAATCGATTGTCTTGCCTAAAAGTGTATCAGTTGGTTATCAACCTGCTAGGTGGTCTAATAACGACATTATCACAACGTCGATAACCGAGGGCAATCGAGTCGCAGGATCAACAATAAGGGCGCGCGGGTCAACCGAAAGATTTAGTTTAAATTTCTTAGATATCTTATTCATGGAAACCGTGTTCAAGGCAATATTAAGAGCAGCGAAAGGGATCCCAATATTTTTTATCTGGGATGTAAACAATACAAATCAAGCAATTTATGGAATGTGGGATGTTAGCGATCCATCTTTTGGCAGCTCTGTAACATCATCTGTATCATTTACGATCCGTGGCGATTATGGATTTGTTGTCAACAACGGATTAACAGGCTCGCAAGGTGCAAATTCTGGCGGCTTTAGATGAGAGCTAGAATTGCTTACGATAATCAATCTGCTAGTGCGCTGGCAGTTAACGTCATTGTTGATGATACTGTCGATGATGCGACTAAACAAAGTCTCTTTGATGGTATGACCAGTATTAAGTGGGCACCGCTATTATTAAGTTCGTCAGTAGAATATATCGGAACATTTTCAAACGTTGATTATATTGCATTGGCTGGGGTAAATTGGCAAACGGCTGGATGTAAATTAACAATAAGAAGCGGTGGATCATTGGGTACTATTATTCATCAAATGGCATCATACACTGACAACCAGCCAGCAATAATATTTTTAGATCCTGTAAACTATACTAATTTGTTTTTCCAGTTCGATTGTTTTCAAGACTCGCTAGAAGTTGGTGAGATTTACTTCGGTCAATCGATTATCTTGCCTAGAAGCGTGTCCGTAGGTTATCAGCCCGCAAGATGGCGCAATAATGATGAAATAATATCTAGTAAGGTCGAGAAAAACTACTCTTTTGGATCAATTATAAAATCAAGAGATCAAACAGAAAGATTTAACCTAGAGTTTTTAGATATTAACTTTTTGGAAACTGTATTTAAGACATTCATGAGAGACGCGGAAGGGTTACCAATATTTTTTATTTGGGACACGCTAAACGATAGGCACGTGGTTTTTGGCAAATGGTCTGCCAATGATCCATCATTCACTAGTCAGAATTTTAGCTCTATTAGCATGACAGTAGACGGGCAGACGGATTTAACCATTAGTGACGGCACGTTATTGGGAAGTCAGGGGGGGAATTCTGCGGGATTTGGCAGTGATGGATTTATAGGTCAATTCGTCCCATCAATTGGCAGCACTGATGGCGGTGGAAATTTCGCTGGCGGTGGTGGCGGTGGGTCGTTTAGTTTTAGAACATCAGTTAACTTTAATAACGCTATTGATTTTTGGACATTGGACGAGGTGAATTCCCAAACTGCGGAAAATGCAGGGAAGGGAGGAGGAGTATTCACAAAAGAAGTATTAGATTACAACCCAATATCTTTAGGTGTTGACTCATCATCAATAAATGATGGAGCTGGTAGATCTAAAAACTTGCAAGCGTTTACTAACAGAACACTTTCAGGATCAACAATTGATTCTGGTACGGTGTTTTCAAGGTCTGACACGTGGGGTATTGAGTTCGCCTTGCTATTAACGACATCAACATCCAATGATATTGTTTTATCTTTTTGGGATTCGGCATCGTTAGCAACGGATGGCATCGACAAGCTTTTTAAAATATACGTAGATCCTGTTGATTCAGATGTTTTATTGCTAGATTTATACACAACAAATAATGACTCATCGTTCACGCTAAGATCTAATGTTATAGTCCCGTCTATTTCCGGCCTTGCCGCAGGCTGGAACTATTACAGCATATTCTTTATATCTCAAGACACTTTAATATGCCGGATAAATGACGTTGAAACATTAAATATTGATGTATCATCGTGGGAAACTAGGCTAAGCGGCATTCATACCTCTGCAAAATTTAGAATTGGTGCGGATATGGACTCACCAGTTGCGAACGTAATGAACGCAAAAATTGACGAGGTATCAACATATGCCTCTGTTACCGGTGTAAATTTTGACACGTCTAGAACTTATGATTGGTGGGCTAATAAAGACGGTCCACCACCGCCAACAATTAGCGGAATAATATGGTCAGCTGGAAATACCCAGTCGGACGTTAGGCCGTCTGTTTCTGACGATTCATCATTTGGCCAAAGCATATCATTGGCATCTAGCACCAAGGACAGGGTGGTAATTGGCGCGCCTAATAAAAACTTTCCTTCTGCTCAAGATGGAGAGGTTCAAATATTCTTTTTTGATGGGTTGAGTTGGTCTTTAGAGCAAATAATTCCTACCCAAAGAATATCTAGCGAGGCGAGATCATTTGGGGCAAAGGTAGAAATAAATGAATTGGGCGATAAAATATTGATTCTTGATATTGGTTCAACATCGCTGGGAATACCTCAACCGTCACAAATTTATTATTTTACTCGTTCTGGATCATCTTGGACTTTGCAACAAACAATATTTAGCAATATAATAAATAATCAAAATCAGGCTGACTTTTCTGTTAGTAAAAATTTCGCTACAATATTTATGTATGATGGCAATGATCCATCTATATCTCAAACGTATGACTTAGACATTATATCTAATACATTTTCGTTATCGTCTAATCAGATACCAAGCCCGCCGTCAGGATCTTTTTCATTCCAATCGTCATTTAGTCAAGATGGAACTGTTTTTATATACGCAGTGCTAGATTCTGGATTTTCATCATCGATAACAATGTTTGATTTTAACTCTGGATGGTCTGTCAGAGAGTCAATAAATTTATCGGCATTAGGCTATATGAACAATGGGGGAATATCAATAGATTTAATTGGAGACATTTTTGCATGGGGTGCTGGGTTTGAACAAATAGCAAGAATATATTCATGGAATGGATCAAACTATGTTGAACAAATTACTCCTCTAAACTCTAATTATGAACATTCAGCAATATCTAGTGATGGTTTAAAGGTCTCATTTTCCGGTGATACAAGTCAGACAACTGACGTATCAGAGTTTGATAGCGGGATATATAATTTGCCTACAATAATAACGCCGTCTTTTGTTGATCCGGATGGCATTGGGTATTCGCAAAGCTGTATGTCGTCAGATGGAAGAATGATAGTTATTGGGCAAAAAGATTTCGACTCGTCAGGAAATAACGACAATGGAAGATTTTTAGTATATGAGGCGATATGACATTTGAAACAATAAAAAATTCTACTCAAAGACAAGCGTTCACATTAGTTGAATTCTGGCTTGATATTAATGATCCATCGCTAGACTCAACATATGCTTTGCAGCAAGATAGTTTCGGAACACCAAAAACAACCGATGATCCAACAGCTTTCACAGGCACAGATTTTCGAGTATACCGATATTGTGATCAACAGTTATTTGGCGTAGACCATTTTGCAGGCTTAAAATCAGTAAGAACAAACACGCCTAAGATTAATCCTGGCAAAACAATTGGCTTTAGAGCAACCGGCACAATAACTCTGACAGATTTTATTGATAGTGATGAATTTTCCCTACAAGGTTTATATGCTGACAGGCGCGTTACTGGAAGTCACTTTTTAAAAATGCTGGCTAGAAACCACTATATAAACCGGCGAGTTAAAATAATTAGAGGTTATGATCCATTCAATTATGATGAAGCAAACGCGC